ACATTGTTACAAGAATTAAGAGAACACATTCTGCACCAAGTCAGCAAAGGTAACAAAATTGATCCTACTCTGCATGACTTTGTAACCCATTTGGAAGCGCATGTTAATAATACGCCTGTTGTTGCTCCCGCCCCTGTGGCTCCTATTGTGGATGCTGAATCTGTTCCAACTCCTGTGGCACCTGTTGCAATGGTTGAAGAGGCAGTGGTGGTAGAAGCTCCCCAAACTATTGCCCAAGAACAATCTGCGGCTAACAAAGCTAATTAATCATGGCAAAAAAATGGATACAAAAAGCCATCAAGAAACCCGGTGCTTTGCGTGAAGAGCTGGGTATTAAGAAGGGCAAAACAATACCAGCTAAGAAACTTGCTTCTGCTGCTAAAAAGCCGGGCAAACTTGGTCAACGTGCTCGACTCGCTGAAACGCTCAAAGGGATGAAGAAGTAATGTCAACAACAACGCCTGGTCAATATACCTCTGGTGCGTCCTCATTTAACCTGCAGTTAACTGATTTGGTTGAGGAAGCGTATGAGCGTGCTGGGCGTGAACTACGTTCTGGTTATGATCTTAGGACTGCTAGACGTAGTATTAATATTATGTTTGCTGATTGGGCAAACCGTGGTGTTAACTTGTGGACAATTGAGCCGGGCACTATTACTTTAGTTCAAGGGCAAAATACTTATCCGTTACCAGGTGATACAGTTGACTTACTTGAACACGTAATTAGAACTGGGGCTAACAATACGGCTACTCAAGCGGACTTAACGATCACTCGTATTAGCGTTTCAACCTACGCTACTATACCTAACAAAATTCAACAAGCTAGACCTATTCAAGTTTGGATTCAAAGATATAACAATGCTTCTACGCCGACTGATGGAACTTTAGTCGGTAACGGTACAGTTTCTGGTATTAGCGCAACAGATACAACAATCCAGTTAACTGCGGTCGATATGCTTCCCGCATCTGGGTTTATTCAGTTGGACTCAGAAATAATTAACTATAGCTACATATCAGGGACAACCCTATATAACTGCTTTAGAGGACAAAACAATACAACAGCGGCGGCGCATAGTGCAGGGGTAACAGTTGTTTGGGCTCAGCTTCCAGCTGTTACAGTATGGCCTACACCGGACAATGCACAACAATATACATTTGCCTATTGGAGAATGCGCAGAACTCAAGACGCTTCTCAGTACGGTGGTTTGGTTATGGACGTACCGTTTAGGTTTATACCCTGTATGGCAGCGGGGCTTGCTTATTATGTAGGTACAAAAATACCAGAAGGTATGCCAAGATTACAAATGCTCAAGCAACAATATGATGAGGCATGGGAATTAGCGGCATATGAGGATCACGAGAAGGCAGCCATGAGGCTTGTCCCCCGTCAACAGTACATTGGAAGTGGACCGTAATGGGTAATCGGTTTGCATCAGGTAAGTATGCGATTGCTGAATGTGATCGCTGCGGTCAAAGGTTCAAACTAAAGGCGCTAAGGAAGGAAATAATCAAGACTAAAGTCTATGACCTTCTAGTGTGTCCTGAGTGCTGGGACCCTGATCACCCACAACTGCAGCTAGGTATGTTTCCAGTTGACGATCCGCAAGGGCTTAGAAACCCAAGACCAGATCGTAGTTATGTTTTGTCAGGTTCAAGCGGATTAAAAACCAACCCATTGACAGGTGGTACTACAGATGCGGGGTCAGGAACAAACGAACTTGGTAGTCGGATTATTCAGTGGGGGTGGAACCCGGTTGGCGGGGCAAAATATTTTGATGCGGCTTTGACCCCAAACAATTTAGCTTTGACTGTAAGTATTGGCACAGTTACAATCGTAACATCTTAAGGAGTTAACATGGTAGACAAAGAAGATATTAAACAAGATAAAGCTATGGCTGATAAAGAAATTAAAAAAGCTTTTAAAGAACACGATAAACAGGAACACAAAGGTGGCCCTGGTACTAAAATTGTTCTTAAGAAAGGCGGAATGCCTATGAAGAAAATGGCTAAAGGCGGCGTAACGTCTATGCAAGCTAAATCTATGGGCCGTAATTTGGCTCGTGTGGCTAACCAAAAATCTTCTTCAAGGGGTAGATAATGGCTAAATTTAGCATGAAACAAGGCGGTAAAGAAGTAGGCTCAGCGTCTACTTATGCCGCACCACACACTGCTGGTGGTAAAACGCTAGAAGAAAAAGATATTGGATTTTCTGTTGAAATGCCAACCCGTAAAAATTGGACTCCACTAAACGGTGGTGTATCAATTGGGCATAACGACACGATTGAATCTACAGGTATTGAGACACGTGGTAATGGCGCAGCTACCAAAGGTAGGATTGCTAGAGGGCCAATGGCGTGACATACCAAGAGCTTGTAACTGCGATACAGGGATATACAGAAAACCAGTTCCCTGTTGTTTATCTTGCTGACGGAACCACTGAGTCAACATCAACTCAGATTAATAGGTTCATTGAGCAAGCTGAGCAGCGCATTTACAACACAATTCAGTTTCCATCTTTAAGATCAAATGTGACTGGAATAACTACTGCTAATGTAAAGTATTTATCTTGCCCTAATGATTTTTTGTCTGTTTACTCTTTGGCAGTTATTGATTCGTCTGGTAACTATAGCTATTTACTTAACAAAGATGTTAACTTTATTCGTGAAGCATATCCAAATACAAGCTCTATATATAATTCACTACCACAATATTATGCGCTTTTTGGACCCCAATCAGCTAATGTTAGTGAGCTATCTTTTATTCTTGGTCCTACACCAGATCAAAACTACAATGTAGAACTGCATTACTATTATTATCCACCATCAATTATCCAAGGTGTTATTACGGCGGTAGGCAATATTACTGCAGGTTCTGGGTATATCAATGGCACGTACTATGATGTTCCAGTTGTTAGTTTATCTGGGTCTGGTAATTCTGCCGTTGCTACCGTAGTGGTATCAGGCAACGTTGTGACTTCTATAACCATTACAAGTGGTGGTTGTTACTATGCGGTTGGAGATAGTATTAGTGTTTCTTCTAACAATATAGGCGGTACAGGCGGCGGTTTTTCTGTTCCAGTATTAACAATTTCTAACCCTACAGGTATAACATGGTTGGGAGACAATTATGACTCTGTACTTCTTTATGGTTCTTTAGTTGAAGCTTATACGTTTATGAAGGGTGAACAAGATATTATTTCTTTATACAACAGCAAATATATGGAAGCTGTTGGGGAAGCTAAACGTCTTGGAGATGGACTTGAAAGGCAAGATTCTTATAGAAGCGGTCAATATAGACAGGCGGTGACATAATGGCTTTTACAGGAAATTGGACTTGTGATGTATTTAAAACCGGCTTGATGAACGGGACGTACAATTTTACGTCTGGAACTTTTTATATAGCGCTTTATACAAATGCAGCTACACTTAACCAAACCACAACTGCTTATACACCGGTAGGTGAAGTCTCAACTGCAGGATATACTGCGGGAGGACAGTTACTAACTGTTAACCAAGTTCCTACAACAGGAAATACTGGGGACACGGCATATTTATCATTTGCAAATAGTGTATGGTCTGGGTCTATTACTGCACGGGGCGCGTTAATATATTTAAACAATGGCACTACAAACCCAGCAGTGTGTGTTTTAGATTTTGGTTCCAACAAAACTAGTAGTACGACCTTCACAGTACAATTCCCAGATGCAACTAATACTTCAGCGATCATAAGGATTTCATAATGTTAATCACAACGACTAAAGGCGAGATGGATGATTCATTACTGGAGCACAAATCTGGCAGTGTAGATAATGATGTTGAATATACAACTTGGGATGAGTATTACTTAAACGGTGAGCTTGTGCATCGTTCTGCCCATGTTACTCTTAAGAAAACACCTTTTACCGATTTGATCGGTGCAACTTTAGGATAAATCATGGCAAATCAGCAATCAATGTGTACTTCTTTTTTAGGTGAGTTATTAAGTTCAACTCATAACTTTAGTTCTGCTAATCCTGCGCATACGGCTAGTACGGCTGATACGTTCAAGGCGGCTTTATATGTTACGACTGCTACGTTGAATGCGTCTACTACTGTATACTCTGCTACCAATGAAGTATCTGGTACGGGGTATTCAGCAGGCGGGGTGACAGTAACAAATGCAAACAATCCAACATCTACAAACTCATCTACCACGGCGGGAGTAGGGTATTGGACACCATCTGCGAGTATTGTTTACAGTACGGTAACGCTTACTACTGCGTTTGATACGATGCTTCTTTATAACTCATCA